AGCGAAGTGCGTCGAGGAGTCCACGTGAGCGCGCCCCTTGTAGAAGCGGACCCCGCCCACTTCGCCGTTGTAGCCCTCGACAGGGGCCTGAACGTCGTACCTGGTCACGACGTCACCCACTCACGCGCACGTTGCGGAGCACGCCGCAGCTTCGGGTGTTGCGCAGGACCACTGCGGCGGGGCCGATCTCCAGCTCGCCGCTCTTGACCGCGCCGGGCTGGTTCCAGTCGGGGAGGAACGTCTCCACCAGCGGAGTCGACGCCATCGACGCTCCGTGGAAGGCGTCCATTCCGAAGCTGACCGCGTACAGGTCGGTCATGCCAGCCAGCGAAGCGCCGCCGCCCGCACCGTCGGTGTCACGCGACTCGATCGGGATGATCGGCCCGGATCCGTCGAAGGTGTCACCCAGGTCCATCAGGACCCAGGAGCCGTACATGGCCACGTCACGACCGAGGGCGTCCTTGGTCTCGGTGTACGACCCAGCCCACCGTGCCAGCGACTTGATGCGGGTCATGGACTTGGTGTTGCCCATGATCGCCTTCACTCCCGGAGGCAGAGCACCCGGGGTTCCCTGGTCGCCGCCGCCGACCTTCGACGGGACGATGCGGGACAGGAAGTCGTCCAGGATATCGAGCTGCGACAGGGCGAGCGCCTGCGTGTTGACGACGGACCCGCGCCAGTCCAGGTGACCGCTGGTGACGCCGTTCGCGAGCGGCAGGTACTCCGTGGACTCGCCGGTCAGGCTCTTGTCCAGGCCGTCGAAACCGAGCGCGTTGACCGCGGTGTCACCGTGGATGATCTCGGACTGGAACGCGATCGTGGCGCCCACGAGGAGCTGCTGGAGCTGGAACACCATCTCGTTGGTGGTCGCCGGGCCGAGGTTGCGGAGCTTGCGGTCCAGGGTGAACGCGCCACCGAACGGCTTGAGGTTCACGGTGTGCTGCTCGCGCTCGGCCTTGTCCGCCGGGTACTCCGTGTTGAACGCTCGGAATCCAGCGCCGCGGGCAGCCTTGAGGCGGGTGTACCCGTAGATGAGGGTGTCGCCGCCGGCGCCGGGGGTGGCGGCGTCGTCGAACGCCATCTGGTCCCACAGCCAGCTGTACCTGCGGAGGTTGTCGATGACGGCGTGGTCGATGTCCGCGCGCGCGTTGATCTGGGCGTCGGCCAGGGTGATGGCCATGTGTGGTCTCCTGTCGGGCTAGCTGCCGCGGACCCCGTAGTGGTCGCGTGCGGCGGCGTGCATTGAGTTGGTGCGTTTGCGCTGCTCGCCAGGCCCGCTGGAGAAGTCCGCGCTACTGCTGGTCGCCACCTGGGCGACCTTGAACTTGGGGTTCGAGTCGACCGTGGTCTTGACCAGGTCGCTCACGGCCTCGGAGAAGCCGGAGTCTGTGGGGTCGAGGCCACCGAGCTTGTCGGCGAAACTGCGGGAGTCGAGCAGCACGTCGACGTCCGCGCCGTGCTCACGGGCGGCCTTCTCGGCGGCACGCTCCACGGTCAGCTGACGGAGAGCCGTGTCCCGCTCCTGCGCCTGCTGCTGGGCTGCGGTGAGCTGAGCGGTGAGGTCGTCCACCGAAGGGGGCTTGTCGTCCTGCACCAGGCCCAGCGCCTTGCCGAGCTTCCCGGTGAGTTCGTCGACCGCGTCCTTGGCGGCCTGCTGCTTGGCCGTGGTGCGGTCGCTGGCGTTCTCGGCGCGGAGCTTGCGGACCATCTTCGCGAGGTCAGCGGACGACAGCTCGGAGAGGTCATCGGAGGCGGTGGGCTTCGGCTTCTCCTCGGCGGCGGGCTTTGGGTCAGCGGCCGGCGGGGGAGTGGGCTTCGGGGGTTCAGGGGTCGGAGGCGTGCCCTCAGGGGCGGGCGCCGGGTCGCTTTCACCGGACCCGCCGGCCATGAGGTAGATGGGGCAGCCGTTCTTGCGGTATCCGATGAGCGCGCCTGGCGCCGACGGAAGGTGCATGGTGTCTCCAAAAGGAAGAGGCCACCGCCCGGGTGACCTCTGTTGGATCGGTTTGTCGCACCAGCCGAGGACACTGGCGGGAGGAAGAGGAGGCAATGTGAACGCTTCGAATCTCGTCGAATGCTCCGAGTGTCATGCCGTGGTCGAGAGCGCGAACCTCAGTCGACACAGGACCTGGCATCGAAAGATCAAGCGGGAGCTTGAAGACCTTCTGCGCAAGATCAAGAACCTGGAGTAGGGCTACTCCCGAGGCCGCTCAGGCGCCGACGACTCCTCGTCGGCGCCTTCGTCGTCCCCGAGGTCCTGTCCGCCGACGAGGCCGGCGGAGACCATCGGGTCCACGACCGGGTTCTCGTCCTGGATCTTCGCGACCTCTTCGAGGACCTGGGTGTCGTCCCAGTCGGGGTGCACGATGCGGACCTTGACCTCGTCGGACGCTGCCCGCGCCCGGGTCAGTAGCTCCACGGTGCGTGCCGTGGCCTCTGGGGCGTCTTGGACGCCATCGGGCCACTCGATCGTGGGCCGCTGCGGGGTCACTCCTGAGGAGAACTTCTTGGCGTCCATCTCCAGGACGGTCTCCGTGAAGCCTGCGACCTCTGGGTTGGCGTAGCCGATCTTCCGCCGGCGCGTGGAGAACGACCTGCGCTCCCGGTGTTGCACCTCGGTGGCGGTGATCGCGAGATCCTTCGACTCCCCGAACGTCTGAGCGCTGAACCCGCCGCCCCTGACGGCCTGCTCGGTGAGCGCAGCCGCCGCAGCGAGGTGTTCGTCCACGCGGATCGCGAACTGGACTTGGGTGATCATGTCGCCGAAGCGCTCGTTTGCGCCCTGGAGGCCAGTGACCGGCGTGAACACCTTGCGTTCCATCGAAAACGTGGCGCGCTGACCACGGCCGTGCGTGTCCAGGAAGCTGTCAGGGACGATGAGTCGCGCTTGGCCGAGTTCGATGTCGCGGACCAGCGACGACCACGTTTGGTCGAGGGAGTCGAAGATGTGCTCGACACCCGCATAGTCGGACCTTCCGAGCGGGGTGCCGCGGATGATCCTGTGGGGTCGCATGTTCGGGATGTACACGACGGCGAGGCCGGTTGCTCCGGTGGCGATGCCGCCATCCGACTCGACTCGGAAGCCTGCGGTCGCTGGGTTGTCTGCGAGCGGCAGCTTGCGGCCCAGGCTGTCTCGGTTGCCCTCGTAAAGCCCGTGGTAGACGCGGCCCTTCTCGTGGCGTTCCAGGTGGCGGAGCACCCGGTTGTCGTCGGTCTCCTCCAGCACCTTCCACAGGGTCACCGCAGTCAGCCGTCCGGCACGCCATTCGGGTGCGGCACAGTCGGGGGCGATGGCGTCGACGATGGGGTGCTTGACGAGGTCGACGTCCCATGAGGCTCGCAGGTACACGCCACCGTAGGCCGACGCGATCTCAGCGGCCTCCAGGAGGGCGGCATGATAGCCGCCTTCGACCATGAGCCAGTCGAGACGTTCCTGGGTGGTGGTGTCCTCGACGACGAACGCGGGCGGCTCCCCGAAGAGCAGGTCCGCGTTCGTGGAGGAGATGTCGGACGCGAGAGGGATGTGCAGCCGGTTCGGGAGCTGCTCGGGGTCGGGGGGCGTGCCCCAGAACCACCTTGCGACGCTCCCGACGACCCCGCCCCGGTACTGGGAGGGCCGCGGCTGCGGCGACAGCCTGTTGTGTCCGCCGCCTCCGCCGTAGTACGCGGACAGCTGGTCGGGATCTCCGCTGTACCACGCCCCCCACGCGTCGTAGAGGGCACGGGGGCGGTCGGTTTCGGCGGGCGGCCATGTCACGGAGCGGTCAGGGAGCGGCACCACACACCCCCATCTCACTGGTAGTAGTCATCAGGCCCGGGGATCTCCGCACGGTTATCACGCAGCGAGGTCGAGAGGGTCGGGGAGGGCGGTGCGCCAGAGCGCTTCCGTGGTGGCAATGCTGTAGCGGGACGCATCCATACTGTGATCGGCGACCTTCACGGGCTTGTCCTCACCCTTCTCCGTCGCCTTGTCATCCCACGAGTAGCCCGACACCTCGGAGATGAATCCCCGACACCGGTCAGCGACCACCAGCTGCCCTTCAGCAAGGAGCGTCGCCGTCATCCCGATGCCGTGCGAGACGTCATTCACGGCCGGCGTGGACGCGAGGCCGTCCTGATAGAGCTGAAGGCGAAACGACGCCGCGGACGGGTCCACGACCGTGTACTCGACCGATAACCCGATCTGCTTAGGGTGGTGGGCGGTACGCAGCCACGTCCGTACCTGGTCGGAGAGTTGTCCGTCGGTGAGCCTCGGGGCTCCGGTCCGCGGGTCGTGCCGCCATTCGTCCACGAGAACCAGACGGGACCGGTCGCGGCCGCGCTCGTCGCGTTCCTCGGACAGGCCGAGGAGAAGGACCGAGGTCGCATTCGTCGTGCCGTAGTCGATGCCCGCCGCAAGTAGACGCTGCATGGGCGGGAGCTGATCCCAGCCGATGACGTGCCGGTCCGGATCCCACATCGGGTAGACAGCGCCCTCAGCCGCGACCCAATCACCGAGAATGAAACGTCTGAACCACAAGCCCGTGAACTCGATGCGCTTCCTGGCCTTGTAGTCCTCGGACAGCGCCGGGTTGTCGTCCATGGTGAACCGCCAGTACCGCCAGTGCGGCAAGTCGGCCAGCTTGTCCAGGAACTTGACCTTCAACCAGTGCGACGGGCTGTCGGGGTTCGTCGTCCCGAACAGCTGCGCACCCTCCACCGACATGCGTCCCAACAGCTGCGTGAAGAAGTCCTCAGGGATCACCGTGACCTCATCCACGTAAGCGCCGGCCACCGTCATACCGCGGATCACCTTCTCCGCCTTCGCGTCGGAAGCGCCGATCACGTGGACCTTCCGGCCCAAGATGCTGCCCGTCGGCGCCCCCGTCGTGTACTTCACCAGGTCCGCCATGTCCCCGAACAACGCCGGATCCTGCAACGGGCCCATGATGTTGCGACCGATCGCCTCACGGGTCCGACCGATCATCACGAGCTCACCACCGCGGGGCGCGGACGCCACGTAGATCAGCCAGCGCAACAGGCTCGCAATCGTCTTGCCGCTGCGGATGGCGCCGTCCCAGATGTTGACGGACGCCTCACTCGTCGCCACGCTCTCCACTTGCTTGCGGCTTAGGGGGAGGCTCTCCAGCACCGTCCGCCTCCCACGCCTGTCGCAGCTTCGACGCGAGATCACCGAGCATCGACACCGCGTCGTCGCTGCTGCCGGTCGAGTCGACCTTCTCCAGCTCGGTGTGCGAGCGGATCGCGGTCTGCACCGAGGAGAGAATCGCGCGCTTGTCCGCAAAGGGCGGCTCCTTGACGTCGGCGGTATGCCAGTCGCCCTCACGGCCACCGAAAGCGCCGATCGTCGTCGGCTCCCACAGCTGCTTGCGGAGCCGTTCAGCATCGGAGAGCAGGTCAGCTGCGAGCTGCGCGCGGCGCGACCTGTTGTCGGCCTGCTTCGCGCGCGTCGCGTGGATCACCTGCGTCCGGTCGAACGTCCGGTGCTCTTCCCCTGCGATCTTGCTGACCGTGGATGGGGAGACGTCGTGGTCGCGGGCTA